GGGCCAAAATGATGTAATGCTTGTCGTTTCGCTTGAGGTTGTTTGCTTTACGGAAAAAGTATTACCAAGAACCCCATCAGAGTTACTTCTAAGATTTTTACTGTCTGTTTTCCCCCTTAGCGAATACTGAGCTTGACGAGTTCCATCTCTGTCAGCTAAAGAATAAGCGACACTGCAATCCTCCCCATAAATACTTAAGTCTCCGCTATAGTTGTCGAAACTTATGTTTGAGGTAAGTTCTTTTTTGCCAAATAGTATTCTATCTGGTCTTATATTCGTCGTAGACTCCCCTGTATATACTTCGTAACTTGCTTTAACCTCGTTTTTGAATTCTAAACTAGCTGACCTAACGCTTGAGAGACTACCTAATCCAGTTCCATTTATGGATATGTCAGAAACATTAAGTATGTTCTGGGAATCTAAGGTTTCTGACTGGGGGATAAACTGCCCAGAGAAATGATCAAAGAAATCTATAGAAGCATTTACGTATACGGGCTGATTTGGATTAAATCTTACGGAGTAAGAAGTTAAGTATCCACTTGAAAAATTCACCCCCCCGAACTCACCGCTTATTCCGGAGCTTTCAAGGTATATATGCTTCTGTAGGGGGTCTTCTCCAGTTAAGTAATAACCCACATTAAATTTCCCCCCTACTGGAGTAGCTGGAGAGGGGGCACCTTGGGAAAATTTTCTATTTAAGTGGTAATTATTTTGTAGGTTTGCCTTTACGTCAATGCCAACTCTGTCAGCGATAATCCCGCTCCCATTTAGAGTTATAATACAATTTTTATAACTACTATACATTAGTCTATCCTCCTTATCTCAAAAGTAGACTTAACAAAATCATTTGTGTTTATTGAAACATTGTTAGATACAATTCTATATCCAGACACATCAAAATCCATAGACTCGGTTAAACTTCCATCGCATAAATACCCCAACTTAAAGATTCTAACTCTTGGGTTCTGTTCGCAAGCGTCAAATAGAGCGCATCCACTCTCGCCATAATGGTTCATTTGCCTACTTTGATCTTTTTCAATTTTTATGACCTCTTCAGCATTTATGTTCGCAACCTGAAAAGGAAGTTTATTTCCTATGGCATATAAAGGTTTAACCATATTAGAAAAAGAGTAATTAAATTTAAAGACGGGGATATCCAAATCACCTGCGTCGGACTGTATAAAAGTAGTCCAAGAATGAGCCAATCCACTAAATCCACTTTCCGCTAGGTTTAGATCGCTTACTTTTTCTGCAACGTTACCGCTTAATTCTCCGTAGCCGTTATAAGTAACGTCAGCCGAAATAACGCTATTTTCCTTAACTCTAATGTTAAAAGAGCTCATATAAAAAACGCCAGAAATTCCTGCGACCTCTATCACTTGCGGGGAGGCTTGCTCGAACTCTGTTGAGTTTTTGATCCTTACTGTTTCGGGATAACAGGGATCTCTGTCTAAATCTACGTAATAAGTAGCGGAAAAAGAGTTCTGGACCACTCCATTTGGGGTAAGTTCTATAGCGTCTGCTCTACCAAGGGGCTTTATTTTCTTTAACGAATTAGAGGACTTAATGGATGCTCTCTGAGCCATTAACCCAGTTCCATTTATCCTAATATCGCAGTCATTAAAAAAAACCATCCCTTAACCTTTTTCCAGTTAATTTTACACTAAAATTCAATAAGTCTGAGTGATTAATTCTGGACCAATCAAATTATTATCAAGGGTGGATAAATCTGATATATAGGTTTTATAAGTAGCCGTTATCCTAGCGTTTTGATCTGTATCTATTGTATAATTTTCACCAACCAAAGTAGCTCCGGAAAATGCAAATTGAGTTATCAGATCTCTAGTCCTGTGATCCTTTAGGTTTATTTCGAAATTTTTAAGTTTCTGCTTACATGGGTAAGATCTTATTAAATTGCCAGAATAATCATTTATTTCTATTGTGAAATTAACATTTGCAATGACAGGGTAGTCTATTTTTACCGTATGGGGCTTTCTGCTTCCTATTTTGTAATAATCTTTTCTAGGGATTTTTATCGAAATTTGATAATTTTGAACTAAATTCGTCTCGAAATCATCTAAAGTTATTTCAATAGTGGAGGCGGCGGGAAACTTAAATGATGGGTCAGTCTTCGTCGAATTCTTGATGTGTGCCACTTCCTCTTGGGCATCTGTGGTCATTTCTCCAGTCGGAATCCTGCCCATGTCTCCTACAACCCTAAAACTGGCTTCCATACTGGGAATTTGGCCAACTGAGCATGAATTAGAATAGCTCAGAAGATATCCAGAATTAAATGCGTAATAATGCTTGCTAAAATCATTTTGGTCTTTTAAGAGATACCCATTGAAGCTTTGCTCTGATATACATTGAATGAAAGGATCCGTATCTACAGACGAGGCTGAGAAGGTCATTTCGCCCACCTGAGAGCTAGTGGGGATAGGGATAATCCTATTAGACCCCACAATCTCCATAGGCTGCTCTGGGACCGTATAAGAAGCGTTCACCGATTGAATACCGAAAACCTGACCAGATCCTATAAAAACTTGTTGGTCTTCTCTGTTCAAAACGCTAAAAGCCATATATAGTTATTACACTGACTTATTTTTTAATCAATAATGAAATACGTGTAAATAAGTTAGGAAAAAGGGATGTTTAATATTTACGATATAAATTCATGGTCAGGAGGGACGACTTACAATCTCCATGACGTCGTTTTTCATGAGTATAACGACAAAAAGCACTTTTGGTACTTCAAGAAAGACAACGTGACTTCCAGCGCCCCTACCGTATCGAACACTGAATGGGGCGGGGTAAAATATTTTACAAAGCTGAATAGATTAAAGCCTGAGTTTTTATGGAAGCCCTCTTATGATTTTTCCATAGCCTCTACCCCTGTAGTCCAAAACATAAAATTTGGAGACGGATATGAGCAAAGAATAATAAACAGCGTACACAATGACCTAATAAAAGCATCGTTGACTTTCGACGGAAAAACTAGAAATGAAGCTAGAGCAATTTCTCACTTTCTGGCTGCAAGAAGGGGTCAAGAGTCTTTCGTATACAAACTGCCCCCTCCATACTCTATTGAAAAACTTTTTATTGTCAGAAATTGGAATTTCTCTATGAAATTTTTTGACAATTTTAATGTTAAAGTGACCCTTGAAGAAGTAACGCTGTAATGACTACAAAAAAGATAGATGAATTCCCAAGCCTTCCGGTGTCTAAATCTTTAGATTCCGGGAAGAAAATCATAAGCGAGCTCCAAAGGGTAGCTCCTTCTCAAATAATAACTCTTTACGAAGTTGACGTAGAAGACCTGCTGATTGATCAAATTGTCCCTTATGATGTAACTAATAAGTCTGACGCCATATTTAGATTTCACAATAATTTGAAACTGATTCAGCAAGATGTGATTTGGAAAGGCGAAAGATACTCGGCCATGCCAATTCAGGTGGATGGATATGAATTCACCACTAAAGGGTCTGCTCCGTCCCCCAAGCTAACGATAGGGGCAGACGAAAATGAATTAGAAAGATTTAGAACATTCAAACTAGCTTGCAGAAAACTTGGGGATTTAATCGGGGCCAAGGTGACAAGAGTAAAAACTTTCGCAAAATATTTAGACGAAGAAAATTTTTATTTAAATTTCGGAGGAGGGACAAGAACTGTAATAGGGGATACAAGCTTAACCCCAAAGGGCTTTGAGCCAGACCCGAATGCAGAATTTCCAAGGGAGATATTCTACATAGAAAGAAAAAGCGTCGAAAACGGATCCAACTTAGAATTTGAACTTGCGTCTTTTGTGGATTTCGAAAATAAAAACTTACCCAATAGGCTTATCATAGCTAGAAGTTGCCAATTTAAATACCGAGGGGAAGGTTGCCTTTACGAATATTCCTCCGGTTACTCTAACTCGCAGGACGCCGACGTAAGAGAGAAAGCCGAGGGAGCTTTCGGAAAAGACAGCATGAGAAGAATAAACCTTCCCACCAAAGCGCCATTGGTGGCAGATACCCAAAATACACTAATCAAAGACGCTGTACCTGAATACAACGAACAAATAACTCCTGAAAAATACAATACGACCAAACAGTATACTAAAGGTGATGCGATATTTATAGAAAAGAATTCTATAAAATATTACTTTGTTTGTAGATTAAATGCCCCATCTGCTGTAGCTGATACGTTTGCCGCACCGCCTAACAGGCGGTACTGGCTTCAAGATTCATGTGCTAAAGACGTAAAGGGGTGCCAATTAAGATGGTCTGACTCTTACAAAGATAAAAAAGGTCTAAATACCGCTGGCAGCTTTTCGATGAGCAAAGCAACTAGAAGTGCATACCACGCACTTGGGGACGGCAAAACTCACGGTGGGTGTTTGCCATTCGGAGGATTTCCTGCTGTTAAGAAACTTGAAGACTCGTAATAGAATGAACGTAAAGAACAAGATCATAAAACACGCAAAACGCGAAGTACCAAATGAGTGCTGCGGGTTTATAATCCAAAAAGAAAAGGAGTTAGACGTATTTGAATGTATCAATTCTTCCGTTTCAAAAAATGAGCATTTTAAAATCTCTCCAAAGCAATATCTAGAAGCAACAGCCTTGGGGACAATTACTTCCGTGTACCACTCCCATGTTAACGACAATATAGAATTTTCTCATTTCGACAAAACTCAAAGCGAAGCTCAAAACATTAGATATCTAATGTACCATATAGGCTCAAATTCTTTCGTGGAATATGTACCCACGGGCAAAAAAGACGACTTATTGGGAAGAAGCCATATCGTCGGTGTAAGCGATTGCCTTACTTTGGTAAGGGATTATTACCGAACTAGACATGGCGTGAACATAAAAGACTACGAAAGGAATGAGTCTTTTGATTACGGAGGAGAAGATCTTTTTAGGGAGAACTACGAATCAGAAGGGTTTTTTGAAATAGAAAAATCCGAGCTAAGGGAAGGCGATGCAATTTTAATTAACAAGTTCGGGGAAAGTTTCTTATCTCATTCGGCTGTATACATGGGCAACGACACAATATTACACCATCCAGCTGGAGGGTTCTCATGCATCGAAGAATACTCAAGAGCACTGAAAGAAAGAACCTTGTTGGCTGTTAGGCATAATTTTTTAAGATGAAGTTAGCGAAAGAAATAAAAGATCAAATTATTTCTCACTCGAAAAAGGAATACCCTAACGAGTGCGGAGGTATTATTTTGTCGGGTCTCGATTCCGAAACAAGCCCAACAGAGAAACATTACGTGGTTAAAGAATTTGAAAACGAATCTAAAAATCCAGAAGAGGAATTTCTGACTACTAATGATAAAATAAATCCTTTCTTGGAAAATTTAGCATTTATATATCACACGCATACAAAAGGCCAAAACTCATTCAGCACCAAAGATAAAATGATAAGCGAAAAACTGAACGTGCCTTTAGTTTTGTTCGATCATAAAAATAATGATTTTCTGTACTACGAACCAAATGGATTTATGCCGCCTTTGACGGGAAGATCTTGGGAAGATACAAACTCCTGTAACAAAATAGGATGTTTTTTAGTGGTAAGTGATTACTATAAAAAAATTCTTAAAATAGAAATCCCTGATTACGATAAGGTAGAAATACTAAAAGGAGTGAACCTTTCAGAGACAGATATAACCATAATACTTACTGGAGCGAAATCTAGCAAAAAATACAGAAAGGTGGTAAACTCATACAGGTTAAATCAATCATTCGACAAGTACCTAAAGCAAAACGATTTCACAGAGGTAAACGACTTGAAAAAACACGACATAATAGGGATGAAGGGGATCGATAAAAGCTTTGCAAATAAATTAGGTATAGATTTTTCAATTCACTTCGCCGTTTACCTTCAAGGCGGAAGCGTATTGCATCAGCCCTATATGAGGACATCCAAAATAGAAAAATTGACGGATGATTATAAATCACTAATCCACAAAATTTACAGACACAAGACTCAATTATGACCAAGATAAAATTACATGGGTATCTCGCTGAATCTCTTGATAAATCAGAATGGGGTCTTGTGGTGGATTCTGCCGATGAAGCTATCAGAGCTATAAATATAAAAACGGACAACAAGCTCTTTAACCTAATGCTAGATTCGTCTCGAAAAAATCAAAAATATGCGATCTTGATTGACGGCGAGGAAATAATGGTTGATGGAAAAATTAAAGATACAGAAGAGTCGCTAGAAGAAGACTTTGATACGTTTTATCATTCTAGTTTTTTCTTAAAAAAGAAAAATATAAAAACAATAGACTTTATACCTGTTGTCGAGGGGGCCGGTGGCGACGGAATATTCCAAGTCCTTCTTGGCGCAGTACTTGTTGTCGGGTCCTTTTTCACTGGACCACTTGGGCCAGCTATGTTTGCGGCTGGCGTAGCGTTAGTAGCCTCTGGGATTACAGCAATGATGATGGATCCTCCTGAATTTTCAGAGGTAAAGAAAATAGAAGGGATAACTGCTGGTTCTTACCTATTTAATGGTCCAGTAAACATTGTCAGGGAAGGTGCTCCCGTGCCTATAGTTTACGGAACCGTATTGGCGGGAAGTAATGTTGTTGCGGTATTCTCTGACGTTGACCAAGTTGCAGCAACGGATGGCCAAGTAACCGCTTAATTAGCTTGAGGATGAAGAAAAAAAAGACAGAAAAAATAGATTACGACAAATACTTAAGTCAAAGCAAAAAGCTAAATGACTTGTCTTTCGCAGGAGGCCCTCCTCCCCCTCCTGTACCAAGGGATCCAATCGAAGAGCCTGTTGGTATAAGTACCGATGAGTACCCAAGGCCTACGGATAGAAGCAAACAGGGCAAACCTCCGGGAGCGTTATCTCTAACTGTCCAAGAGGTTATCGATGTAATTAGCGAAGGAGAAATAGAAGGGCTTGTTTCTGGGGATTACGTTTTCAAATCTGAGATAGGAGCAACAGGTTATGAAGGCTGCAAATTTGAACCATACGTTCCTATTAGCGCAGGAAGCAAGACAGCTTCACCAAAAAGCTATCTGAGGTCTATGTTCTACAACGACCTAGAAGTTCTAAATACTCAGGGGAATTACAATTATCAAGGAGTAGACTTTGCTTTTACTGAGGGAAACCCGCGAGGGGAAGCTATAATTTTAACAGATGATGATCAAGAGGCAGGGTTCGAATCTTTGCAGGTTATAAGGCCAATTAGTGAAAAACTATACGGTCCAGAAACGCAATATATAGATGGCAGCTACGAACCCACCGAATTAGAGCTTAAAGATGGGGAAGATTCGCTAGGAAGAGATCAAGCAAAATTCTACAAGATCTTAAATAATAAATGTATAAAATTTAAAATAATCCTAAATGTCCAACAACTGGGAAAAAGAGAGTTAAGTGGACCCTATAAATACCGAGAGGGATCGGCACAACCGAAAATAGGCAAAGGGGATCAAAAAGGGTACTCCATAGAGTATAGAATAGATTATAGGCCCTACTTTTCCAAAGATCACAAAAACGAAGAGTTCTTTGTAAGAGACGAAGAGACAAATTTTATAACAAGTCAAAACCTAGAAAACGTAGTAAAAGAAGTTGTATACGGCAGAGTATCTGCTGGCTACCTGAGAGAAACTACGGTCACAATAGATCCAAATAAATATGGCCAAACGATGGAAGATCCTGATTTCCTAGGGTGGCATATTGCAGTATATAGATCTACGTTCGACTCGTTTTCGAGTAGTATACAAGCAGGTACTCAAATTGATAGTATCGTAGAAATATACGATGAGAAATATGCTTATCCAAATTCGGCATATATAAGAAGCAGATTTAGGGCTGACAACTTTTCGAAGCTGCCAAAAAGAACTTTCAAAACAAAAGGCATAAAAGTTCGAGTTCCTAACAACTACAATACAATCCTAAAAACTTATGGGGCATTAAGGGGTGGCACAGCTATTACTGACGGCGGCGATGCGGCTCTAGATAACTCATATGATTCAAACGGAACTCCGGGAGGAGCTACAACGGAAGATTGGGATGGCGATTGGAAAAGGAATAGGGACGGCACTATTAAATACGAATGGACTGATAATCCAGCTTGGATATTTTACGATCTAGTTGCGAACCCAAGGTATGGTCTTGGCGATAAGATCCAGCCAAAAAACATCGATAAATGGGGTCTTTTCGAAATAGCTAAATATT